GAGGCCAGTTGAACCCAGCACTTTCCCGCTGGCTAATGGGATTGCCGGCCGCGTGGGACGATGCCGCGCCTACGGGAACGCGATTGTCTCGGAAGTCGCGCAAGGATTAATCAGTAGTTTTATAGAAGGAGAGAGAGATGACTGACGAGTATGATTACAGAAAACGCATGAGTGCTTTAAACAACGCGGCGTATGCCGCTGTTGGGGTGTGTCCACACAAGTATCCGCACCCTACCTTTAAGGCCTTGGTTAAGATTTGTCATGAGATTGACGCTCTCATTGACGATGAGACATGGGGCACGGACAACATGCCGCCTGATGAGTGGACCGCTGCGGGTGGATTGAAGGCATTTTGTAAACAGCAAGGAGAGAAGTAATGGGATTAGATGCATATTTAATGGCGGAGCGGAACAACACTACAACGAGTGTTGTGAAAGGAAAGTATGAGGCTGTTGACCGGCCAACTGAAGCGGTCGGTCACGTAAAGACGGGGGACGCAGAGTTGCGTCCTTCTGAGGTTTGTTGGCCTATTGCCTCGGTCCGGTTGGAGATCCAGTACTGGCGCAAGCACTGGGATTTGCATGAGTTAATTAACCAGAGCTATGCAAGCCCTGATGAGTACAACTGCAATCCGATGAAGGTGTATTTATCTCCGGAGAATTTGCGGGAGATTGCGGCTAAGATCCGCGATGATTTAACGGAGGACGCAGACCCTCGGTATCGTCACCATACAGAAAGGGAGGAGTACGCTAAGAAGTTTGATTTAGCGGCTGATTGGATTGAGTTCGATCAGTGGAACAGATCGGTTTATTATCGGGGAGATTTCTGATGATTGATTATTTCGGGTGGGGCGCAAGCACCGTTGCTACTAAGTACGTGCATCAACGGTTGCATGAGGTTTTGGACATGGAGGATAATGACTCTATGTGCATAGCGTTGTCTCAGTTTTATTCTGAGTTAGCGGAAAACTATTACAAGGACACGGGTCAAAGGATTGGTGATCCGCATGATTGAGTGTCCGGAGTGCAGTTACACTGGTCACAAGGGCATGGTTGAGAAGACCTTGTACCAGAGGTTTGGCGAAACGTTAGAGCCGGTAGCTGAGTGGGTTGCTTGTGAGAATTGTGATGGTTCTGGCGAAGTGGAGCCTGAAGATGAGTACGCATAGCGTTAAGGCAAAGTCGCGGCATCCAGGGGCGCCGCGACAACATTTCAAGGTCGCTCATCTGACCTTTGAATTAACTGATACCACGTTTGCATTGATAGCTGGTGAGGCGGTCTTGGAGAAGGACCGCCGGCCATTGTTTACGGGTGTTATAACCAAGGGCATAGCCACTGAGTTGCGTAGGTTGGCCCATCATTTTGACGAGAGGGAAGATAAACTGTGAATGCATCAGAAAGAAGACAGAAAGTATTGGACGTTGCCGCTGCGGAGAACAAGCGGATGCTGGAACAATATGGGTATCGAGGTCCGAATTACGGCATTAAAAATGAGGTTGTTGAGGGGCGCACTGGCAGGTTTGCTACCAAGCAGGGGCGCCCATTGCAGTTAAATTCTAAGATTATCATGAACATGACTAAGCAGGGGCGCAACGCGGATGAGATTGCCGCTGCCTTAAACATGCAACGCAAGAGCGTAATTCGCACGGCGCTCAGACATGGTATAGATATCATTAAGTGATGGTGAGAGGCGGCGGTGAACATGGAGTTATTCGAGCAAACTGAGCGCAGGTAAGGTTTCAGTTGAATAAGCCGCCCCTCATAAAAATTATATCAAAGGACGCAGAGAATGCCAGAGTATTTATTGCCCGAAGGCAATGTTTTAATAAGTTTTTCGGGGGGCAGGACCAGTGGGTATATGCTTCACAAGATCTTAGAAGAGAATGGTGGGTTGCCTGATCGGTGCAAGGTTGTTTTTGCCAACACTGGTCGCGAGATGCCTCAGACATTAGACTTTGTGCATGAGTGTGGTGACCGGTGGAACGTGCCGATTAAGTGGTTGGAGTACGACCGGATTGATAACAAGGTTACGTTTAAAGAGGTGAGTCACAACTCCGCTGCGCGAAACGGTGAGCCGTTCGAGACACTGTTATACAAACCTTATCTGCCCAACGCAGTGGCTAGATTTTGCACGGCAGAGTTAAAGGTACGGACGATCAAGCGTTACCTGGTGTCGCAAAAATGGAAGCATTGGAACTCTGGTATTGGCATTCGTGCTGACGAGCCCCGCAGAATTAATCGTAGGGATAGCAAAGATCGGTGGACCTTTTGGTATCCACTGGCTGATGCGGGAGCAACCAAGGCTACGGTCATGGATTTCTGGAAGCAACAGCCTTTTGATTTGAGATTGTTTGGTCCGAATGGTGTGACGGCGAAGGGCAACTGTGATGGTTGTTTCTTGAAGAGCGAGGCTACTTTGGCGATGATGTGGCGAGAGCATCCGGATCGTATGGAGTGGTGGTCGGCAATGGAGAAGAAGATAGGGGGGACATTTCACAAGCGCAGAAGTTATGACGATGTTGGTAATTTTGTAAAACGGCAGGGCGATTGGATCTTTAATGAAGAGGTGGGCGCCCTTTGCCAAGAAGATGATGGAGAATGTACGGGATGACACCGGCACAAGAAGCAGAACTAAAACATTTGCGGCGCATGGTAGATAATCTTGAGCCCGAAGCGTATAAGACAGGTGCTGGGGCTGATGCGAAGAACAGGTTGTATCAGGCCCGACTAGAATTAAAACAGTTTGTAAGTAATCTAAGACAAGAAGGATATAGAATATGATAGTAGATACCAAGCGGGTATTGGTTGAAGAGTTGACCTACTCTGGCAGTGCTTTTGGGGTACTGGCTAATGGCGAGGGGGTGTTTATTAACTCTCGCATTGTAGACAAGATGGAACTCAGCCCTGGCACTGCGGTTCACGCGCAGGTTTTGCCTAACTTTTCTGACAAGCGGGAACAGATTCCATGGCGCGTGGTTAATGTTCAGGCGGAAACGGCGGATGAATTGCAGCCAACTCAAAAGCCAGAGCCAGAAGTTAATGACCATGAGGATGATATAGACGTAAAGATCTTTGATGTTTTGGAAGAGGCGGGAAAACCCTTGACCATGCGTGAGATTTTCGACGCTACTGATCTGCATTTACCTGACATACGCGCATCGCTGCACCGTCAACGTGAGTTGGTGTCCAAGGTAGAAGTATACTTTGTATCTAAGTAGGAGAGAACCATGAACGTTAAAGGTGAAGAGTACAAAAAGATAATAGAAGATAATATGCATCTGCGTACACGCATAGATCTAATGGGTGATCAAATTAAGAAATATCTTGATCGCTTATACGCCCATGGAACCATGCACCAAGATGAAAAGGTTAAAGGACTTACAAGTGAAGCACGTAACCTAACCCATAAGCTGATGTCTTATGATCAACAGGGATGAATACAGTCGATTAATTGCAGAGTTAGTGGCTGCTGAGGGGGGCCAAACAATGACTAGTGTGTGTCCTCATTACATTGTGGAAAGGTTAGATGATATATCCAAGAAGATTGAGGAGGACATTAAGTTAAACCCTAATGCTGACATATTTTCTGACGTTATGGTCGAGGATTTACGGCATGAAATTATTTTTAAGATGGGCGTTGATGCCCACAATGCATGGAAGAAAAATAAAAAAGGATAGTAATTCTATCTGTCAATTGGTAACTTATTCGCCCGAAATATATCAGCCTTTTGTTTCAGTATAAGTTCTCGTTGACGTTCAAGTTCCTCAAACTGCCGGTCGATTTCCGACAGCTTGGGGAACTCTACAACTTTACTTTCTTGGTTCATTGGACTTGCCAATCTTGGACTTTCTTAAATGCTCTGGTTCTTTTGAGTAGCCTCTGATCTGGGTAACGTTGTTACCGTTCATAGATTTAAGCAACGCCTTTGATACATCTAGGTCCAACCCTGTTTGCTTGGATATAACTTGGGCTCCACTATCGATTGTTCGCAGTTGGCGTTTCTTATCCACCATGGTTTCAACCATGGCATCTACCATTTCTTTCGCTACTTCTTTTGCCTGTAGTTCTAAGTAAGTTTTAGCCATTCTCTTGCTTTCTCTCCTAATACTAATGCGCCTATGTTGATCTTGTTTCTAAGTGCTTCAACGATACGTTCGTCTATTGTGCCTTCTGAGATCAGATCAATATAGGTCACGGGGTTTTTCTGTCCGATGCGGTGCGCCCGGTCTTCACTTTGGATCCGTGTTTCCAAGTTGAAGTCATTGGCATAGTATACCACAAGGTTGGCCTCGGTCAAAGTCAGGCCGTAACCAGCGGTAGCTGGGTTGCCCACAAAGTATTTCAGTGGGTGGTTGGGGTCTTGAAAGTTCTGCACGATAGCCAGACGCTCATTGTCCGGAGTGTCTCCAAAGTATGCCGCTGCGGACCCCGGTCCAAACTCTTTGTTCAGCATTGCAACGATAGACTTGATGTCATGACGGAACCGCGACCAGACAATTGCTTTGCCATCGTGTTCTGACATTATTTCTTTTAGTGCGTCTGTTCTTTTGGTTGGAAAGTACTCGATGTCTCCCTCATCTGTCTTGATATGTCCTGACAGGATCTGTTGTAGGCGCAAAAGCTGTGTAATAACTGCGGGTGCGCTGACCAATTCACCATTGTTTAGCAGAACCATGGCTTGTCGAGAGATATCGTTGTACATTTTGGTTTGTTCTGGCGTCAGTTGTACATACCTGACGGTGTATGTCTTGTCTGGCAGGTCTAGGCATTCTTTTTTAAGAACACGGTAGCTGAAGGAACTGATTCGTTCTGTTAGTTCATCCAGATATCGATAGCCTACGATCTGAGTAAACGATCTGGCGCCCATCTTCTGTTGTCTGGTTATCGCATACCG